TGCACACCATCAATAAAAATTACCCGTCCTGAATCAATGGCACATTGCCGGTGTGCGTATCGCTGGCCAGCCGCTTGTCGAGCCAAAAGACCACCGGCCTCAAGACGCTCTATGGTCTTACCGCAATACTCGCATTTAGGTTGTGTCTTCCCGGAAGTTCCGACGCGGTACGTTCTTTTTCTTATTGCAAAATGTTGAGTTTTTTCCTCTGGATGGTGCCGTAGATGCCGCCGACGGCAACCAGGACACATACCAACGCTGACTATTGGCTTTCCACACTCACAAAACCGACCGGCTTCAATTGCTTTTAAAACAGATGGTTTAATTTTTTTTGCTCTGCCTTTTGACATGCTTTGGATCTTAACCGGAGGAAGCGCTGCGTTTTTCCGGCACCGGTCGCAATAGTCTGTTCCGCTCTGGTCTCGGCATACCAGGCATTGGCCGTTAGCAGCAGGCCCAAACGTTTGAGCACGGGCCACTGCTTTTTGGAACAGCTTCAACTCGGTACAGCTTGTCGAGCACGTCTCATACTGGTAATCTTCTTTGTTTTGGTGCTTCTTATCGCATTTTACACATGGGCTTTGCATAATTCCCCCTATAATTGCCTTGCTTTTTTTCTATCGCATCCGACCCCTTATGTTGGTATAGGCCGAGGTGCGATCTAATTTCAGTTCCCATTTGGGATGGACGCCGCGCCTTTTAATTTTGATTTTCTTTCCCAAACCGAATATGTTTTATTCCCATTCGTGAGCCTCCAATTCTCTGATCCATGTTTGGATCGTTGCCGCCGCTCCGTTAAGCTCGGCAGCTTTAAAAGTTTTAGAGTCGCCATAGTTTTTGATGATGGTCTGCGCCGCCGTTTGGAGTGCCTGTTGTGTGTTTTTTAGCGCCAAAATTGTGTTTTTCATATAACCCCTTGAAATATTAATTAATACACTCTAAAAAAGAGCCATTTTTAAGTTGAGAAACACAAAAACACAAAAAAAGCGTCTTCCTTAACACGCGAAAACATATTGAAATGTCGTGTAGCTGAAAAAGTTGTGTTTTTTGTGTTTTATATAGTTTTTTATTTTTTTTATTATATATATACTCATTATTATTACATTTTCTATTTCCCGCTACAGCACAAATGGGTTGTTCAGTGACTTGTGTTGAACACAAATTCACCCTTTTTTTTAGTCCCTTTTTAAACCTTACTAAATTAGTCAAGTTTAAATTTTCATCAAAAAGTTGTGCTGTAGCATATGCCGAACACGACCCATTATTTCCATTTTTGTGTGACATCAAACGACCTCTTTGGCTAAAAAATAGGTAGATTTTCGGTTAAATTCGTTGGCGGATTCTTTCACAACCTCGCCTCTTGCGATGGTGGCTTTTTTTACGTCTTCTAATTCTTTCGGCTTTAAATTTTTTAGCCGTCTTCTCCGTGATACGATAAATGATAAAGTGTTTGGTCGATCAGCGCATCTGGTAGCGGCTGCTATCCCTTTTTTAAATTCTTCGCACATCATGTGAAACTCACCACTGTAAACATTTTGTAGCAGGACTTGCTTTTGCCACTCAACATATTGACCAGCAATGAGGCACCCATAATCAATGTCGGAGATAGACAATTCCTTAGAAAACAAATCGTCTATTGTCCTGGTTGCCGCTGCATGAACCAGGGCATATTTTATTGCCCTGTCGTATTGTCTGCTGATAATGCCCTGTAGCGCAGCGTTATAATTGTGCTCGTTCATATCAGCCACGATCTGTTTAGACAGTTCAGCCAACCGCTTCCTTGCCTCTTTAGATACCCCTAAATGTTGCGGCCCGGTCAGGTTGATATGCTGTTTAGCCGGATCGTTACTGACTGCCATTAGATTCCTTAATTTCTCCCCGAACTTTGTTAGCGTTGCGGTATCGGATTTAGCCTCCTTTCTTTCTGGTATCGGTCCGTCATAAACCGAAAAATCTAACCGTTGAATTGTCCCTGTGTTTAGATCGTCTTCCGTAAAATGATCAAAAATAACCGGCGTTGCGTTGCCAATCATGTTGAAAAGCAAATCGTTAATTACAAATGAGTTCTGATTATTCGCGTATTGTTTTTCGTATGACATTCCGGATCTGGTGGACAGTTCCAGAATCACATTCCGCTTGTCTTCTGCTATTGGATCTCGTTTTTTACCATTGGACGCGAACAAGGAGGTTATCTCATCTAAGACCAATAGCGACTTAGGTTTACCTTCAAACGCTGTTAGGATAGCCTGCCCACTGGCTATACTGGCAGGACCATAGAAAGCATTGTCGGTTGTTTCGCACATCGACCGGCCCCTTAAAATAGTCTTGGTGACCGAAAAGAGAGGCGCAATGGACCGCATCATCAGCTTGTCACTTTCTGTTTTGCCAACACTCGTACCAGCGACCTTGATAAATGCGAACGATGGAAACACGCCACCGCATTCAATGGCTCCGTTCGTTGCCCTTGCGATATGGCTAATTACGATAGGAAATAGTATTTGTGGTATCTCGATAGCCCCGGCCTCAATAAGCCCGGCCATTCCCATTTCAATCAGGCTTCCTGGTGGTATCATATCCATTGAAAAAGGTGTGCTTGTGTTCGTTTCATCCTCGATATCATCTTTGGTCAGAACTTCTATTTCGGGGTTTCTCGTTCCATATTCTCTTAAAAAAAGAACTTTGGCCGCTGCCCTAAAATTGCCACCATGCTCTAAGAGCGCGAATGCCTGGAAGGGAGAATATCCTTTGCCGCCTTCAAACACGCTATCATTGGTTGAGAAAACGTAAAAAATAGGAAAGTCACCATCTCCACCAAGGCTTGCTGAATGGCTGCCAGACATTTTACCGGGTCGCCTTAAATGGTAATTGTTCCCCGTTCTTCCGCATTGTTGCCAACCATGCTTTTCAAACAAACTAAGAAGGTCCTCTGCTGTCTGGCTATAGCTGAAGGCATCCCCTGGAGAGACACAGGCGCTTGGCTCTTTGCGCTTAATAACTTTTTGATGTTTTTGGCGCGGCGTTTGTTCGCTCAACGATTTTAAATAAAAAATGAATTTATTGCGGTCCGGAACTGAAATAACCGGGATGTTTTTTAAATCGCCCCTAAGCGTCATGTAGCCCGGAGAAGGAGGGATAAGAATATATCCCCCTTCGCCCCTTGTTTCTATCGTAGCTGCTGAAATGTAAAACCCGTCTGCAAATTCTTTTGATTCATATTGCTTATCTTTCCAGGCAAAAGAATAAGCGCCTTTATTTTCTACCTGTAAATACTCATTAGCTAATTTTTGGTTGCCCTCAATTACCTCGCAACGGTAGATAAGATGGTAGCCTCCTGATTGCGTTTTATCAATGATAACCATATCTTTAAACTCTTGCGGTATCAGGTCAAGCATTTGAGGCTTATCAATATCAATTACCTCAACCCCACCTGAGAGTAAGCCACAAGCCATGGCTATGGCCTCATATTTTTCTCTATCGGTAAAGCAATATTTTTCCCTCCATGACCCTTTTACTAATGGTGATTTGTCTTTAGGCTTACATGGGAAAATGTGTAAACCCGCTTCCTGTAGTTCATGTATGAAACAGATATCTATCATCGGCAATCCCGCAACAGTAACACGCGCTTCTTGCGTGGAAATGAGTGTATCCTTCAACCGTAAACCGGCACCATTCATCGTCAAAAAAATATTCTTTGCATGGGTGTTCGCCGCCTATGCGGTCCTTACAGTTTCGGCAGACAACCTCAGGCGGATTCTTCTTTTTGTGGATCTCGCAAAATCCATTGATTAAATGATCGCATATCAAAAGGGTAATTCCTCATTGTCGTAACCGGCTACTTGTTTTTCAAAAGCGGATAAATAATCTTCTGACTCGCTTTCGTCTTCATCAGCCCCAGGTTCAGCCAAGAACCGATAATCTAAAATCTTGTGGTATTTTCCATCTTTTCCTAAAAGTATTTCGGTCGGTTGTCTGAAGGATTCTTTGGCATACCAGGCTGCGATCTCAACATCAGCGGGGAACTCATCATCCGAAAATTGTTCCCACTTCTTTTCCCCCATCGTAACGGCGTAACCGTCATAAAAATCAGGGAGACATATCCACTCTGAAACGTGTATTGTTCGCTCATAATAATTGGTTGGTTCGCACTCAAATTGCACCCTCAGCAGCTTTTTTCCGGTATTGTGGTTTTCATGAATTCCTACATGCATACTTTCGACTTTGTGCCACATGGGGGCTTCAATGGTTGTTTTATTGAATGACACTTTTTTTAGTTCAGGCAGTAGCGCCTCAACTTCTTCTTGCGTCCACTCATACCCGCAAGAAGGGCAAACGCGGCAGGCTGCGTGAACAACTTCCCCGCATATCTTCCCATCTGTATAGAAATAAGGGCATGTTTTTGTGGGAGCTTCTCCGGGGGTTTGGCCGCCGCTGGTAGGAATCTTAAATTTAGGGTTGTCTAAATCCATTCCGAACTCAAGGGCATTACCGGTCAAGTCGATCATTAAAGATTCCGGTTTATTTTCTGCTATTCTAAGCACACGCCCGATTGCCTGAATCCACACCGTGCTACTACGGGTAGGTCTGCAAAAAATAAGGCAAGATAGCCCAGGCCAGTCAAAGCCTTCGGTCAGAATATTGATGGAAATTGCTACTCTGGCAACGCCGCTTTGCCATCGTTTAAGGGCTTCTTTTCTTGTCTTACTATCTAATTGTGAATGAACTACTACGGCTGAATGACCACGTTCAAGAAAAGCATCAAGCAGCATTTCGGCGTGTTTAATGGTACAGGCAAAAACCGCGATGTGGTTATGGTCGCCTGCATAGAGTTCCATTGCGTCAACCGCGGCACTAACATATCTACCCATAACGCGCCCAGCTTGCCCCATGTGGTACTCGCCGGATACAAGCTCAACGCCTTGCAGGTCAGCGCTTGCGTTTTCGGCTGCAATGTAGCCGGTTAGAGGCATCAAATAGCCCTGGTCGCGTAATTCTGCATATTTAATTCGATGGGTCAGTTCAGGAAAAAAATTAGGATGTTTTGCTTCCGGCCCATATATGAGACCATGATTTAGCCTGTAAGCCGTTGCTGTTAAGCCAATTACTTTATGATTCGGCTTGTAATCACGAAGGGTTGAAATGATACTTTGGTACTGGCTTTCATAGTCATGGCCTACCCGGTGAGTCTCGTCTATAACCACAAGATCCGCGCCGGGATACTCGCCCATCTTGTTTATCAGGGTTTGCACGGTAGCAATGGTAACCCGTTTGGATGTGTCCCAACTACCAAGGCCTGCGCAACAAATACCAATATCTTCTTTTTTTATTTCGGTATGGTTAATAAAGGTGTCTAAAAATTGCGATATCAGTTCTCGTTTGTGCATCAGGACCAGGAAAGACCTATCCGGGTGATCGTAAAAATAACGATTTATCATCCGACAGACAATCATGGTCTTTCCGGCCCCTGTAGCGGCTTGCAGAAGCAAAATATCTTTTTCTTGCAATTCAGAATGCAGCACATTTAACGCTTCAATTTGGTACGGTCGCAATTCAACCACGTTTCTTCTTCCCTTCAAAACACAACGCCTTATAATCACACCACTTTGCTTTAAAATCCTTCTCGCCCGAACATGTGCAATCGGGCGGCACCGGCATTTCGAGAATGTCAAACGCCCGGTTTAACTGAGAAACCGCATAGTCGGTATCGGTTTTGATTCGCTCCGCGTAAATTTCAGAAGTATCCTTGTTCATTACAGTGACGTAAATTCTTTTTAGCCTCAGCCCGTAAGCGTACACATGCACTTGCGTTTTGTATTGTTCCTTGTAAGCCTCATAGCCTCTTTTTAGGAGCGCGTTAAAGCCTTTGTTGTTCATGCTTTTGCACTCCCACAGGTGGGGCTTTGCCGATTCGATCAGGCCAATAATAACCCCGTCAATGCTGCCATCCAAAACTAAATTGCCTCGGGTAAACGGAACCTTGTATTGCCTTTGTTCGATATTAAATCCAGCACCGATTAGCCATGTTGCCATTAGATCTTCGCAGGAAGAACCGAAAGCGAATGTCCTTAGTAGCTTAGCCTTGTGCGGATCAGCGTCAACCTGATAGCCGTTTGCCTGAAACCAAAGATAGCGCCCGCATGGATGCCCGATTGCAGATAACCCTAAATGCTTTCGGGGTTTTTGAATGCTTTCAAGATAAGCGTCAACGGCCTTAAGTGTTGTGGCTTCCTCGTCGCCATAATCAATTGATATTGTCATTTAAAATCCTTTAATGGCTGCCGTCTATGAAAGCACGGCAGCCGGTTGAACTACCAAAGGGATTTGCCGGTTGTGCCGTTGGCTTTTGACTCGGTGGGTTGTTGCTGCGTGCTGTTTGTTCCAGCTTTTGCGTAATTCTTGGATTTGTTGGAAGCAAGTTCTTTAAACTCTCCGTTGGCGTCCGGCTTATTGCTTTTAAATTTTTCAACCGCAACTTCAACATCGATATAACGGCCAAAAAGCTTTGGCATGTCTTTAAGGCTGAAATTACCTGACAGCCCGGCACTTTCACATATTTTCGCCAAGGCTTGCCGTCCTATCCGTTGTGCCATTTCGGACTTGTTGAAGATGTTCAGCCGATCAATAAATGATCCTTCTTCGTTTTGGAGTGTCAACGCAAGCTGTTGCCCGCCCGTGTTTGTTTCTTTTAATTCCCCTGTTAGCACCACCATTTTTTTCCAACCTGGCGTTAAAACAGTAAATCCGCCTTTGTACTCTTTTGCCTCAGTTTCGATGTTCAATGTAAAATCGTTCATGTATTACTCTCCTTTTATCGCGTTTATAAGGTTGTTCCAGCCGGTTGCCGGATCTGGAATTTCAATATCGTTGGTAATGTTGTAGCGATTTTTTGAAACAAATGCGGCGGAAGGGTAACAGGAAAGAACTCGTTCGGTTCCGCCAATTGCTTTGACTGTCGTGGTAAACCCATCTTTCTTTGTTTGGGTAAATGTTTGGAATCGAAGGAATCCTACAAGGTCGGCCCATTCAAGGAAGAGTTCTGCGTTTTTGTCCCGAAGCTTAATTTTATGACGGTCGTAATCAGCGCCGAGAGGATTATTATAGGTAGCTACTTGGCTATGGCATATTAGAATAATCGCCATGTTTTTCTTTTCGCGAATAGCATTGAGCGCGTTTTTTACCCGCTCGAATTGTTCGTAAACCATCTGAAATCCGGCGCCATAGCCGAAATCAGAGATTGAATCCTTTCCGCCTTCTTTGCAAACATGAACGTTGATAAGCTTTTCCAGCCAGTCCAGAGAATCAATTACCAGCGTCCTATACTCGTGATCCTCATCATGGATGCTTTTAAGCTGATCCATAACCATATTAAACGTTGTCACCATAGGGAAAGCTTCTGCATCAATTTCATTCAGGCCATCTTCCGTCTGAATGAAAATAGCATTGGGTGCTTTCGCCGCTAAACTGCTTTTCCCTAATCCGTGGTCTGCATGAATTAGGATTCTCGGTGGCCTGTTCTTCTTTGTCCTGATAATTTCCATGTTCACCTCTTATTTTGTGGACGATTGCCCGTTAGTATTCCACCAATCGTTGAACGTCATCTCCATAATCCGGCACCAGGCCATGGCCGTGGCGTAAAAACCTGATTTTAGGTTCTGATCTCGCATGTCTGCCATATATTGCAGAGTCAGCCGAACTTCTTCCGGTAGGTCGCCTTGGATTTGTGGGTCCATTTATGAGCCTCCTTAACTGAGCGCATAAAAAATTGTTTCGATGAGAATATAAACCTCTCGTTTTATTTCGCTTCTAAGTTTACCAAGGCGTTCACATTCAGTTATTTTTTTAGATACTCTGCTTCTGATAATATTCAACTTTTCAAGATCATCCTCTTTAACAAGGTCGGTAACAGAAACCTTAAAAAGTTCCTTTATCTTTCTGTTTATTTGGATTACGAACCCTGCAAGACTTGTTGCCTTATTTCCAAATTCATCTTGGTATTCTCCGTGTTTTTTAACCGTATCGGTTATATCTTTATAGGCTATGATTCCATACAGCCTTTGCATTATAGCCTTGTCAGACGCACCTTTGGGTAGTTTCATCTTCTTTTGTTTAACAAGCTGGTTATACTTTTTTACATCTTCCATTAAGACAAGATCGGTTTCCATCACTCTCCCCCTATTTGGCTTTCAATAGCGATAGCTCCATTCCTCATATCTTTAATAAAACCACGAAACTCAGCTAAATAGCTCTCCGGTATTGGCCCCTCCTCAAAAGCGTCTTGAATTGCAATAGCTATCGCGTAGAGAGACTTTCTAACAATGTCGCGTGAATCCCCATATACTTTTAATACGCCATGTTCAGCGTTCAGCTTGTCCCTTGTTTCGAATAAGCCTTTAATGCTGTTGTTTAAAGATTCGATTTGTTTTTGCTTTGTGTTGATTTCATTGGCATATTTTGAAAGCTCTTGCGTGATGCCTTGTTTTATGGCGTTTTCTTGCTTGTCTTTTAGGTCTTTTATTTGTTTTTCAAGCCGTGCTTTCTCAGATTTTATTGCATCGTAATCCTGTGGAGGCTTTGGAGGTTTATTCTTTTCTTCTTCAAGCTGTTTTTGGAGGATTACGATTTGTTGGAGAACGTCATTTGTTGGTAGCTGATTTTTCAGTTTTCTAATTTCAGTTTGGAGTGTGTCAATTTTCTTGTGCGCCTCAACCAATTCTTTTGCATCCGCATGTGTTACGGTTTCCCCCGCTTCGGCTTTGGCTATCGCCTCTTGCCGGGCCGGTTCTGGCGTTGATGGTGCGGCGAGAAGCCTAAGAGCACTTGATGAAATATTGTCTACGGCACATTGTGCCCCAATGTTTTTAAAAACATTAAGCATGTTCTTGCCATACGTTTCAGATAGCCCTAAATCGTTTTTCACCCACTCGATATAATCCCTGTAACCAAACTCCCCGTGATACTCGTGAGCTATTTGGCTGAGTTCAACAATGTCCTGTGCCAGTCTCTTCAGGCATGACTTAGCACGAATGGTGAACTGCTGCTTTTTTGTTTCTACCAGATCATTGAGCATATTTTCTCTCCTGTGGTTTCCATTTGTTAATCTGAGAGTTAATGATTGTCTTTGAAAAAATATCGATCAAAAACTGCTCATGCCTATCATCAGCGTCCGTGCATTCAATTTGTGAATAATCAAAATGCAATTGTGTTATCTCGTTCAAATCAACCCCCCTATTTTAAAAACAAAAACAACCCGTTAAGAAAAACCCTAAAATTTTTCATAAATAATACCTTGACAATTAATGCTTACGGCTTTATTTTGAAGCTATAAAGATTTTACCATTTTCCACAGTTCTGCTTTTGGCCTCATCCACTCACATGCGCTAATGTTCGTTTCCTTTTCAAGCCGTTCAGCTAAAGACCAGGACATAAACTTACGACCTCTTTTAATGTCGGAAAGATGTTGCCATGAACATTCAACACGTTTTGCTAATTCTTTTTGGGTCACGATTGATCTCCTTTGAAATTGTTATTTTTGCCAAATTACGCCAATAAGCATTTATTGTCAACTGATATTATAGCCCATTAATGATTTTAATATTACCGCTGATAGCTTTATTAATAAGGACAAAAAAAAGGGGAGAGACACATGATTGAGATTTTGGATTGCGGGTCGAATGACGTTTATGTGTGTACCGGGACAGGGATTCTAATCGAAAAGGAGATACCTAATGAAAACGACAACAAAGACAACGAAAACCCACGAAATGTTTCTGGCTGCGATGAATCACATGATTGATAACGCTAAACCGAAACACGGAGCGATTACGGCGATGCAACAAGCAACGCGTAATTCCGTTACGGGAGAGCCTTATTCATACCAGCACGTTTCGGATGTGCGTACCGGGAAAAAAGGCGCATCCCAAGAATTGCAAGAGCAAGTGGCCGCATATTTTGGGTTTTCCCTGCTTGAATTTTTGAGGCTCGGAGAAGAGCGCACCCAACCCACAGAGCCGTTTCCTGGGTATTATGATGTGATAGCGCTTCCGGAAAAATCCGATAGAGTCCTTGCGATTTACCACAATTTATCGG